ACAGCACTACCATCTTCTCCGCGACTTTCTTTGCGAATAATTTCTTCCGACATATTATCTCCTTTAACTTAAATAATTGAGTATGATTTACTTAAATATTGGAAATATAGAGGAGTTAATCCTCAAAAATTCCAAGGTCACGTCAGCCTTTCCTGAATTAAGACATTTGTTTGACAAATGGCTTTTAAGCTACCGAATTCCTGCACTTAGCAGTATGCGGAAGCAAACCCTTATGGATTATTTAAACTCTCTCGATGGATCGCATGTAGAGAAGCTAGCGAGGTTGTTTGGTGATATGGTTTTCATCGAAAAATTAGATCACCATATTGTGAGGAATTTAGATTTCTCTACCGAAAGTGATACCATCGAGATAGAATTGACAAAATACGAAAGTTATACTAACATTGCTTTAAGTAGAAGTGCCAATCAAATCTATATAACCATGTGGAGGTAATTTTATGGTGGAATTTTTTTTATTTGTTCTAGGTGTAATCGGCATGACCCACATTTTAGTTGATGCTAGCATATTTGAATCGCTCCGTAAATTTATTGACGCGAAGCTGCCCGAAAAAGTTGCTAAGGTTATCCATTGTTATCAATGCACAGGATTTTGGTCTGGTGTTTTCTGTGGTTGGTTAGCTTTCCCTGATGGTGGCGGAATTACATGGGGACAGTTATTCTTGGCTGGCTGTGCTGGGAGTATTCTTGCAAATTTCATGGCTTTGTATATGAACTATTTGGAAGCCAAAACGGTAATAACTTTGCCTGCTGATAAGGAAGAATAATGGCTATAAAATACTATAGATTATATTGTGATATATGTGACCATAGTATTGTGACTGATGGGACAAATATCAAGTTGGTGGAATATAAGCGTTCGAAGATTCAAAAAGAAATACCGAAGCTAGACGCAACAACGGGGAAGATGGTTCCTGCTACCTGGCTGATATTGCCAAAAAAGTATAAATGTCCAAAGTGTGGTAGATTGATTTCTCCAAGAAAATGTAAGGAATTAGAACCCATTGAGGATAAAACCAAAAGCAATCCTGATGAAAATATCAATCCAAGAAGTCAAGGAGGCTTTGAGAGACTCTAATTTTAGAGAATCTCTGCCATCTGAACTTAAAGACGATATAAGAAAATATGAACAAAATCCAAATTGTCCCTGCAATCTGGATATTTACCGTAGAATCCTTAAATTAGGATCAAAACAACTTAGGGAATATTATCCTGGTAAGGAAGTTGTCAATCCTGATACTGAATTGCCACCTTTGCAGGAAAACCATTGGAAAGTCATTAATTGTAAGGTAGATGAGCTTGAGAATCATCTCAAGAAAGATGCTGCGTTCGGTCGTAAACAAATCTTTGTCGCTCGCTATGAAAATGAAGCAACTTTGGTTATCAATGACTTAGACATTTGATCGGTAAGTTTCTGCACTACTAGCAACTTTCTTGCACTTTTCAATCATTTCCTTTGGGTAAGTTTCATATTTTGAAATATGCATAGGCCAAAAATCCAAATTCAAGCGTCTCGCACCAAGGATTATGGCGTTCTCATAGAACTCGATAGCGTCGGAGAAATTTTCCGTCTTCACGAATATGTCTCCCAAGAGACACCAAAATTCCGCCATTAAGGGATTTTCTGCCAAACAAATCACAACGTTCTTGATTGCTTCCTTGGTATTATTTTCCACCACACCTTGAACGAGCGCCAAGTAATATCGAGCCATTACACTTGGTATGTCCGATTTAGTCAAATTGAATAAATAATGAGCTATGATTCTCTTAAATTCAGTGAAATTACGGTCTGCTAACGCAGCAAAGGCTTTATAGTAGGAAGCGTCAATAGATAGTGGCATTGTCCGTTTCCATGTTTCTAACCTCCTGATGGCCGTAGGATCGTTTGTTTTGTTTTGATATAGGATTGCATCTATTATTTTTGTCGGTTCTACATTTGGTTTTTCAAATACTGGATTCTTGAAAATTACTTTATTAATTTTTTTATTCCATAATCTAGGTTCTTTCAGTATTACATCATCTTGTAATACCTGAAAACCATAAATTTCCTTTGTGTTAACAAACAGGTTTGGCATATATTCATCAAATTGTATTATAGTTTCATTGTCTTTTAGGTACAAAATCCAATCTGTTTGAGCAATCTCTTGTAATTCGTTCAGGGCTTCGCTATAATTGTTGGTGTTTTTAAGCTCTATAATCGCAGCTATCTTGGAATCGAGCTTTAAAGGGGAGAGCGTCCCTACTAAAATTTGCTGCGGTTCTAGATAAAGTGCAGACCTTAATACGTTATTCGGGTCTATCTTGTTCAGAATTATTACTGTGAATGGGTGCATACTTCTTCTCAATTAAGTGAGCAAACGCTTCTGCAAATTGCGACATGTTATTTTGAGTGAAATAATCCTTTAATTCATAGTAATTTTTAGAAGACTTGGGGTTTTCTACTACTTTATATATGATTTTAATTAGCTGCATATTTTAAGTGAGTAAACTTATGAAAGAAGACATTGCTCCTATCCGTGGCAAAAATATGATTGGCTTAGCCGCCTGGGAAGGTAGCGAAAAAAAGAAACCGTGGCACTATAGCATAAGTGCCGCTATTCCTGTCTTAGATACCTATGAAACACTTGAAATTTGCTTAGAACTTCTTAAACTACAAACAGAAAAGCCTTATATCATGGTGATTGACACAGGAAGCCGTGGTGAACAGCTTGAAAAAATGCGTAAACTACAAGCTTCTAATGTCGAAGTTCATTTCCTACAACTTAACGGTGTTCATCACCCCTCTGATTTCCCCGCAATGGCTATGGAATTAGCGTTCGCTATCTGTCGAACTAAGTTCATTTTCGCCACTCATGCCGATTGTTTTCTACGAAAAAGAACCTTTTTGGAAGAAATCTTAGATTTGGCTCAGAAGATTTCCCCTGTCGTTGGTTATGAAATGTCTCCAAGATCACATTCCGACTGGAGAGGCATGGTTTCTCATACCGCAACCATATATCATATGCCTCTGATGGATAAAATTAACTTTGGCTGGAGTTTGCGCAAGTTATGTAATATGTACAATATTAAAAACTATAAACCAGACCCGCTCCGTCCTAGCTGGCCAGACACGGAGATTTTAGGTAATTACGTTCTAAGACATCATAATATTAAACCACATCTTATTGGTTCTGAAGGCAATTTTGAACGACACATCGACGAAAATATCGACCACATAAGGAGTTATACCTCTGGAAAGTTATATAGTCCGAAATATTATAAGCAAGCGAAAGAATGGTTTGAAGACGCGAAAGCAGAAGCACTCGAACGAATGACAAGGTGGAGGATAGAAGATTATAAAAATGACTTAATGGAGCATAAATAGATTTCTATATTTAAGGAGTGCTTTGAGTACGGAGTATTTAAACAACAGAATATTTGAGGAAGTAATTGCTAGATTTCAGCAGTCCAAGAGGGAAAGAAACAGATATGAAATTTGTATTGAAGATTTAAAAGGCGCAATCCGTCGTGGCAATGATTGTGTAGATTTCATCTTGCGCTTGGACAAGTTTTCCGCTATGCATAGAATTTCTAATAAAATGTATATTGAAACTCAACAACAGCTTGCTATTGCATTTCTTACACTTTCAGAAAACATTGTTCGTTATGCCAAATTTAACCTTATTGACATAGATGATGCCATTCAAGAGGGGGTTATGATCTGTTTTGAAAAAATTGACCGCTTTGATCCAAAAAAAGGTAAAGCATTTAACTATATGACTACTTGTATTTTAAATCATTATAGACAACTTTATCGCACTGCTCGTAATTATAATGAATTGAAGAAAAAGTATCACGATTTCTTGCAAAACCAAGTGGAAAAGGTATTGCTTAGACACAAACCGCAAAATCCTAATAATTATGTTGTAAAAGGTCAATCATAGCATATAATTAAAGCATGAGCAAGAATCTAACGGAAATTTTAGAACAGCAAGAAGTTATTCAGAAACTCATTGATAAAGGACATGGGAAATTAATTGATGCTCTCCTAATGAACGAGTCTAAGGTCTATACTAAGAAAGGCCGACTCAATAAAAGTGGGGCGTGCCGTGTTCTTGGTTGGAAAACTAAACAACTAGAAGATGCCCTCGAAGAGTGCCGTTGCATTTTTCCTGATTTGTTTGAAGGTTAAGTAATCATAATAAAATCAGGCGTGTTAAGGTCAATGTTTCTGTAATTACTTCGTATGCCCATACCAGTTACGCTCATTTGAGCTTGGCTAATTAATGCTGCGATACCCATTCGCATCGCAAGCGTATCACCATCCTCTGAACTGCAATTAGGTGGGTCCACACAGCTAACACAAGTGGTTTGCGTATAGAGGTCGTGATCTGCTGCTGGCGTAACCTGAAAGGCTCTATCATATCTCAGAGTAAAATCAACTGTAACCCAATCGTTACTTGCCATATCTAATTCACCCCAATCTATATTTTGTGGGTAGCAATGTTCCAAAATCCAAGATTCCAGAACATTGCCGCATCCATCGAGGAGACGTAATGAACAACATGGCTTAAACGATAAAGGATCAATACACGGATACCAATTACTGCACTTGTTTGGCGTCGGATCGTATTGTTGTTTTAACCATGTGAAGATTGGATTCTGTGTGGGAATACATCGGTCATATAAGGATAATTGTATTGGTTGCCATTCAGGTTTACTTGGGTAATATATAACTTCATTCATATGTTCAGCTTGCATTTCCCTGAAGTTAATTTTTGGGCGGGATGCTTTCATACATGGTAACGCAGTGGTGTTATCGAGAGTGATGTTTTCTATGTTAAAAAGCCAACGAAACTTCCGCTTGGCGGTGCCAACGCTACCTGTGCTGCCCCACTCAGGGCGGAAGAAACCCATACATTCAGCCATATTGAACCTCTGTGTATATATGAAAAAAGAGGGGGAAGAAATTCCCCCTCTTTGTAATTTTTATTGTTATTACGCAATTGGACATGGACCGCATGGGCATTTCTCGGCAATCTGCGGTGGGCAGTAGCTTACATAAGACACATCACTATATCGGAGTGTCAATTCAACCGTACATTCTTCGGAACTTGACATATCCAAATCGCCCCAATTAACCGATTGTGGCCAAACATGTCTTAATAACCATCCTTCAAGTGGATTACCACAACCATCCCATAGAATTAATCGAGCTACACCTTCGTATTGCTCTGGAACACTGTTCATCGGCAAACATCGGCAATCTGTAAAGTCATAAATTGTAGCAATCCAAGCAAGGACTGACGTTGTGTTAATTCCACCACTGGTAAATCCAGCTACGTCATAGTAAGTTACAGTCATTGTCTGCCATGTACCCTTGCCTGGAATCCACATTTTGCCATTCAAATAGTTGATTTCAACTTCTTCGAAGTCAATCTGTGGACGGGCACCAATTTTTACAAATTCTTTTGCAACTGTTTTGGGTGGCAAGAATCCACCTTGTCCGTCTGGTTGCCCACAACAATATTCAATTTCGAAAGTCCAACGAAATTTCCTTTTAAAGATGACTTTGCCATCACCCAGCGCACCTAGACCCATCGCGTGACGGTTGCCGTCACAGT